TCATTGGCAGTATGGCTTCTATCTATTTTGTTTCTGTGGCTGGCGTGGTATCTGTCTTTATGGGTGTAGCTAACTTAGCTAAGAAAGCTGTAACTAAGGATAAACTACAATGATTATAGGTCAACTCTTAGGTGCAGTCGGTGGACTAGCTACAACGTACTTGGATGGTAAGGTAGCTGTACAGAAAGCTAATGCTGAGATAAAAGTTAAACAAGCTACTGGTGAGATTGATTGGGACATAGAAGCAATCAAAGCTACACAGAATAGTTGGAAAGATGAATGGATTACATTATTATTCTCTATTCCCTTAATCTTAGCTTTCTGTGGAGATTGGGGTAATCAAATAGTACAGGCAGGTTTTACTGCTTTAGAAGTAATGCCTACGTGGTATCAGTACTCACTGGGTGGAATTGTAAGTGCCAGCATTGGTATGCGGTCTGTATCTAAATTCTTTGGAAAGAAGTAATGACAAAGTTAAGTGAAAGCTCAGAGTTTACAATACCGTTAAAGAACCTGCTGGCTCTTATTGGTGCAACGGCTGTAAGCGTTTACGCATACTTTGGTATTGAAGGTAGGCTATCTTTTATTGAGCATGAACAAGCTATGCTTATGATTGAAGTAGAAGAGAATGACAACTGGATTGATGAGTGGAAACCTCCAGCTTCAGTAGAACAAAACATACAACGAGTTAGGGACATGGAACTTCAAATTAAAGAACTAGAATTAAAATTGCAGTTTCTTATAGCTACTAGAGGAAGACAATAATGAGTTTTAAATTAAGTAAACGAAGTCAAGATAAATTAAAAGGTTTAGATGAACGCCTTGTTGCGGTAGTAAACAGTGCAATATTTAAAAGTAAAATTGACTTTGGTGTTATCTGTGGTATGCGTACCATGAAGGAACAAGAAGCTCTAGTAGCCAAGGGTGCAAGCCAAACTATGAAATCTAAACACCTAGACGGTCATGCAGTAGACTTGATGGCTTACATTGGCTCTCGTGGTTCGTGGGAATTAAACTTGTACGATGACATTGCTGACGCTATGGCTGAAGCAGCCCGTGAAGTAGACGCACCTATTAGGTGGGGCGCAGCTTGGACAATTCCAAACGTAGCTTACTTTGATGGCACAATGGAAGACGCAATGAATAGTTACATTGATGAGCGTAGGTCACAAAATCGTAGACCCTTCATTGATGCTCCGCATTTTGAGCTAATGGTATAGGGAAACATAGTAATGGCACGTGCGTTAACAGAACGTCAACAAAAGTTTTTAGCAGTTCTTATGGATGAAGCAGGCGGAGACATTTCTACCGCTAAGATAATGGCGGGTTACTCTGCTAATACATCTAACCTTGAAGTTACTAATAGTTTAAAAGAAGAGATTATTGATGTAACGCACAGTTATCTAGCACGTAATGTACCTAAAGCTGCAATGGCTATGGTAGGTGCATTGTACGATCCTACTGAGTTAGGTATTCGTGATAAGATGGCGGCAGCTAAAGAACTACTAGATCGTACTGGCCTTGTTAAAACTGAGAAGGTACAGATAGAAGCTAAGGGTGGTGTAATGCTTATGCCAGCTAAGAACCCAACAGAAGAAGATGAATGTACCTGTGGAAAAAGTATGAGTGCCTGTACTTGCGATGACTAAATCAGTAGGTACATGGAAGTTACCACAACCGACAGACTTAAAAGAAGACAACGTATGGGTTCCAATCCCACGTGTAGCAAGAACAATTCCGTATGGATATGAAATAAACCCAGAAGATAACGGAATACTCTTGCCAATTAGCCACGAACTTGATATGCTTGAGCAAGCACAGAAATACATTAAACAGTATTCATATCGGGAAGTAGCAAACTGGCTTACTAGAAATACAGGTAGGTCAATCTCACACGTAGGATTAAGGAAGCGGTTAGACAATGAGCGACAAAGAAAGAACAAAGCTGGAAGCCTACGCCGATGGGCAGAGTATGCCAAAAAGGCTATCGCCAAAGCGGAAGAAATTGAAAACACCAGAACTGGCGCAAAAGAAAAAGAAGACAAAGCAGCCTAGTCCAACAATAATACTAGAACAGTTTACAGATAAGATTGAAGAAGATCACAATATAATCTTTAAACCTAATGTCGGGCCACAGACTGACTTCCTTGCAGCAAGTGAGCGTGAGGTTCTATATGGAGGCAGTGCAGGTGGGGGTAAATCGTATGCTATGTTGGCTGACCCGTTACGCTTTATGGACGTTCCTGCCTTCGCTGGTGTCCTCCTACGGCATACTACAGAAGAACTAAGGGAACTGATTACTAAGTCGCAAGAAATGTACCCTAAAATTTGGCCGGGTATTAAGTGGTCAGAACGTAAGATGACATGGACTGCACCTTCTGGTGCTACACTGTGGTTAAGTTACCTAGACAAAGACCAAGACGTTACACGATACCAAGGTTTAGCATTTAGCTGGATAGGATTTGATGAGTTAACTCAGTGGGCTACACCATTTGCTTGGAATTATATGAGGAGTCGTTTGAGATCGGCAGACCCAGAACTTCCTCTTTGTATGAGAGCAACTACAAACCCCGGCGGCAGAGGACATCACTGGGTTAAGAAGATGTTTATTGATCCTGCACCTGCAGGTAAGTCATACATAGCTACAGATATTGATACAGGCGAACAGTTAAAGTATCCTGCAGGACACGCTAAAGCAGGTAAACCTTTATTTAAGCGTAGGTTTATACCTGCAAGATTACGAGACAATCCGTACTTAGCAGAACAAGGTGACTACGAAGCAATGCTTCTGTCACTACCTGAACAACAACGTAGGCAACTACTAGATGGTGATTGGGACATTAAAGAAGGCGCAGCCTTTACAGAGTTTGATAGGAAGGTACACGTAGTTGAACCTTTTGATATACCTAATAACTGGGTTAAGTTTAGGTCTTGCGATTACGGTTACGGAAGTTACACAGGTGTCTTATGGTTTGCGGTTAGTCCTAGTGAGCAACTGGTAGTATACAGAGAGTTATACGTATCAAAAGTTCTTGCAGTAGACTTAGCTGACATGGTACTTGAAGAGGAAGCTGGTGATGGTAATATGCGATACGGTGTTCTTGATAGTAGTTTGTGGCATAAGCGTGGGGATACTGGCCCTTCTTTGGCAGAACAAATGATTATGAGGGGATGTCGTTGGCGTCCATCAGATAGAAGTAAAGGTTCACGTGTAGCAGGTAAGAACGAAATACACAGACGTTTGCAAGTAGATGAGTTTACAGAAGAAGCAAGACTAGTATTTTTTAATACATGTACTGAAACAATCTCTCAGTTACCAGCAATACCACTGGATAAAAAGAATCCAGAAGATGTTGATACACACTCAGAAGATCACTTGTATGATGCGCTAAGGTATGGTATCATGTCAAGACCAAGATTTAGTATTTGGGACTTTGACAGTAGGGGTACTCCTACAAACAGTATGCCAGTAGCAGATTCTACATTCGGATATTAAGGAAACCTAAATGGAAGAAGATAACATTTTTATTGAAGACGAGTCAATTGTATTAGAAGATACAGATCAATCGTCTATTGATGACTACAAAACTAATAATATTATTCCTTACATCCAAGGTCGATATAAACGTGCAGAAGATTATCGTCAACAAGACGAAGAGCGTTGGTTAGATGCGTATCGTAACTACCGTGGTATATATGGGCCTGACGTACAATTTACTGAAGCAGAAAAGTCTAGGGTATTTATTAAAGTAACTAAAACAAAAACACTTGCTGCATACCAGCAACTAGAGTCTATTATGTTTGCTAACAATAAGTTTCCACTTACTGTAGACCCTACTGAATTACCAGAGGGTGTAGTTGCGGATGTTAACTTTGATCCTGCAGAACCAGACCAGATTAAAGAATCGGATGTAGATAAAGAAGTAACTCCCTATGGATTTAAGGGTGACGGTAAAGACTTTCCTAGAGGTGCGACTTCTAAAACACTTGGCGAAATGCTTGGCCCCCTTACAGATAAACTAAAAGAAATTGATGGATTAAAGAATGGCACAGGTATGACACCTACTGCTGTTACCTTTAGTCCCGCTATGGTTGCTGCAAAGAAGATGCAGAAGAAAATACAAGACCAACTAGAGGAATCAAACGCAAGTAAACATTTACGTAACACTGCATTTGAGATGGCTCTATTTGGTACTGGTGTAATGAAGGGGCCATTTGCTGTAGATAAAGAGTATCCACAGTGGGACGATGAAGGTAACTATGATCCTATTATTAAAACAGTACCACAGGTATCTCATGTATCTGTGTGGAACTTTTACCCTGATCCAGATGCAAACAATATGGATGAAGCGCAGTACGTTATTGAACGTCATAAGATGTCAAGGTCTCAACTTCGCCAACTTAAAAAGCGTCCATTCTTTCGTAACTCTGTAATTGATGATGCAATTGAACTAGGCGAAAACTATAATAAAGAATCTTGGGAAGATGATCTTTCTGATTATGCACCTGAGTACGGCATAGAACGTTATGAAGTACTAGAGTACTGGGGTACAATAGACGTTTCTATGTTAGAAGAACAATCTGTAGACATACCTCCTGAGTTAAGTGAAGTAGATGAGTTACAAGCTAACGTATGGATTTGTAATGGCAAGCTATTACGTATGGTAATTAATCCATTTAAACCTGCACGTATTCCGTATCATGCAGCACCGTATGAGTTAAACCCTTACAGCTTCTTTGGTGTAGGTATTGCAGAAAATATGAACGATACACAAACGTTGATGAATGGTTTTATGCGTATGGCTGTAGATAATGCTGTATTGTCAGGTAACTTACTTATTGAAATTGATGAAACAAACTTAGTGCCGGGGCAAGACTTATCTTTGTATCCCGGTAAAGTGTTTAGGCGTCAAGGTGGCGCACCGGGACAAGCAATCTTTGGTACAAAGTTTCCAAATGTAGCCGGAGAAAATTTACAACTGTTTGATAAGGCACGTGTACTAGCGGATGAAAGCACGGGCTTTCCTAGCTTTGCTCACGGTCAAACAGGTGTTACAGGTGTAGGGCGTACAGCTTCAGGCATATCAATGCTTATGGGTGCGGCACAAGGTAGTATTAAGTCTGTTGTTAAGAACATTGACGATTACTTACTACGGCCTTTAGGGGAGGGACTATTTCGTTTTAATATGCAGTTTGATTTTGATCCTGATATTAAGGGCGACTTAGAGGTTAAAGCACGTGGTACTGAAAGTCTTATGGCTAACGAAGTACGTAGTCAGCGCCTTACACAATTTATGCAGATTGCAGCGCAACCCTCACTTGCACCATTTACTAAATTTCCATACATTATTCGGGAGATTGCAAAGTCTCTTGAACTTGATCCAGATAAAGTTACCAACAACATGGATGAAGCTGCAGTACAGGCAGAGATAATGAAAGGCTTCCAACAGGAGCAACCCACCCCAGAAGAAGGACAACCACAAGTAGACCCATCGGGCGCAGGTGGTGGAACAATAGGAACGGGTGGCGCACCAGCACCGGGACAGCAAGGATTTACAGGAAATGCACAACAACCGCAACAACAACCTACTCAAGCACCTCAAGCCGCTGGTGGTCAACCAGCAGGAATGGGAACAGTTCAATAACTACATTGAGGAACTAATTAAACAACAACACAGGACTATGGAGCAAGCAGAAGACAGCACTATAGTTTACAGATCACAAGGCGCAATACATACGTTACGTAGGTTGCTTTTACTTAGGGAAGAAGTTTTAAAAAATGCCTGATCCATCTATAAAATTACCAGTTGATACAGGTGAGAAAACAATATCTGGTAGAACTATTTGGAATAATCCAGAGACAGGAGAAGATTACTCTGAACGTTCTACAACATTTGAGATTGATGGTAAATACTATACTATGCCTACTGTATCTG